AAGCTGGTCAGCCGGGGCGGTGGAGCGATGTCTGGGATCGCCCAGCGCCTCTACCAGCAGCACCAGCGGACGCAGTCTCGCGCAGCGGCGGACCCGAAGCGGACCCTGGGGAAGGCCGAGGTTCGGGCACACGCGTTGTCCTTCGTCGGTCGTCAGGCCCGCCACCTCCCCGAGGCAGAGCTGGTCGCTGGTGCCGCCCACCACCTGGCGCGACTCCACAAGGCGGTGGAACTGGACAACCGGGTGGTAGCCGCGCGGCACGCCCACGCCTACTCGATCTACGAGCGGCTCCTCGGTCACGTGCCTTCGGACCAGGGGTCTCCGGCGGTGGATCGCCGGTGCAAGATCGAGGGTTCCTCGCTGGTGAAGTCCGAGGCCAAGTCCTTCGAGGCGTTCCGTCGCGACCAGCAAGTCCGCGAGACGGCGCTGTGGAGCGAGACGTTGGAGAAAGCCACGAAGCAGCCGGAGGTCAAGAAGGCCCTGCCCGCACCAGACCCCCAAGGCCCCAAGATCCCCAAGCCGCCTGTAGCCGGCGCCCCCATCGCGGCCGAGCGCAAGGCGAAGTTCGGCAACAAGACCTCGGCCACCGCGCCCACCGCGGCACCGACTCCGAAGCCCCCGTCCATGCCCACCAAGGCCACCAGCAAGGCACCGAAGGTCCCCGCCCCGCCCAAGCCCGCGGGAGCCCCCAAGGCGCCGAACCAATCTTCGGGGTCGAGGTAACAATGGCTCAGGAACTCAAGACCCGTTCCGGTTCGATCTACCGCCCCGGGGCCTACCCGGAGGCGGAGGCCGTGACCAACCCCTCCGCACTCTCCACCAACGGCGTGATCATCTTGGTAGGTGAGGCCGACGGTGGCCCCGACTACACCGCCGAGACCGACCTCTCGCAGAACTACTACGGGTCGACCCAGTTCGCCGCGCTGCGCGCCAAGTACCGCCGCGGTCCGGTGGTCAAGGCTGCCTTCGCCGCGATGAACCCGTCGGGTGACGACCGCCGCCGCGGTGCCCCAGCCCGGGTCTACGTCGTCAAGACGAACCCCTCGGTGAAGGCCCGGTCGACCTTGTCGCGTTACGACACGACCACCTACCACACGCTGGCGGACCGGAACTACGGGATCTCGGGGAACTCGATCTACTACAAGGTGACGGCCTCGGTGTCCGAGTCCCGGCCCTCGATCGGCCCCTTCACGTTGCTGGTGCCGAACAACACCACCGACGTGTCCCTGCGGACGAACGGTGGGGCCGTGTTGACCGCCCAGCTGGCTGCAGCCGACCTGCCCACGACCACCGTGACGGCTCTGAACGGGCTGTCCGGCATCGGTTGCACAGGCGGCACCAACCGGTCCGTGATCACCGTGTCCGGGACGCTGGCCGTCGCGGTGTCCGGTGCCCAGGCGACCTTCACCCGGTCCGTGGCGTGGGCCACGACCCCGACCGTAGGCGACTCGCTCTACGTGCCGTCCGGCTCCGCGATCCAGGGTGGCACCAACAAGAACCGCGGCTCCTACGTGGTGACGGCGGTGACCTCCACGACCATCGTGGCCACGAAGCTGCTGGACAGTGGCGGTGCGGCCGGTGCGGTCACGAACCCCGAAGCCGTCTCCGCCACCAGCATCGTGGACGTGTCGGACCTGATGTGCTTCGCCCCGGTGACCCTGACCCAGGACTCGGCGGACCCAGTGGACGGCTACGGCAAGTCGCTGGAGTTCAACGAGCTCACCACGTCCACGGGCCGGCTCTCGGATCTGTGCTACGACCTGTCCACCACCAAGGTCACCTGGGTCTCGAAGACCGGTGCCCCCAAGATGGTGACCTCCTCCGCGGAGTACGTGGCCAAGCTGGACGTGTACCGCCAGTCCGACCAGCTCCACGAGACCGTCACGGCTGGTGGGAACGTGGCCCTCAAGATCGGGTACACCGGCACCACGGCCACCCTCACGGTCACCCCCACGGGTCTGACGACCACGGTCTCGGGTGGTTCCGGGGCGAACCTGGCCATCTCCTTCGGTTCGGTCGAGGACCCCGAGTGGCCCACCCTGAAGGACCTGGCGGACCACATCAACGCCCAGACCGGGTATACCTGCACCATCGGCTCCGCGGCCCTCGGGCAGAAGACCCCCTTCCACCTGGACGAGGTCTCGGCGGTCGGTATCTGCACTACCTTCGGGAACGCCACGGGCCGGATCAAGGTCGACGCCCAGGACTTCTGGGAGCGCATCGGCTCCACCTCCTCGGTACAGCTTGGGCTCACGACCGCGGCCGACGTACCGGCTTCCTCGGGTCTGCCGGCGCCGAACTCGACCTACGTGTACCTGACCTCCGGTGCGAAGGGCGCGACCACCGACGCGATCGTCTCTTCGGCCCTGGACGCGTGTAAGAAGCTGCGGACCAACTTCCTGGTGACGTGCTTCTCCCGGGATGCCTCTGCGGACGTGACGGACGGGTTGACCGACTCCTCGTCGACCTACACCATCGACGGGATCAACCAGGCCGCCAAGACCCACGCCATCGCCCAGTCCACGATGCGCCTCAAGCGGCACCGGATCGCCTTGTGCGGGAAGCGGTCGACCTACTCCGCCGCCAAGACGGCTGCTGCGGAGCTGGCTACGAACCGCGTCGTGCTCGCGTTCCAGGACGTGAAGCACCTCGGTGACCAGGGGTCCGTGGTCCAGGACCACCCCTACGTCACCGCGGCCCTGGTTGCCGGTTTCCAGGCCGCTGCCTTCACGCGGGGTGTCGTGGCCCGGACCCCGAACCTGACCGGCGCCGTGCAAGTCGCCAACGACTTCGACGACCTGGACGTGGACCAGGTGGACGACGCGCTCAAGGCCGGCCTGCTCGTGATCGGACGCGACGACGACGACCAGTGGGTGGTGGTCTCCGACCAGACCTCCTACTCGAAGGACTCGCACTGGCTGAACAACTCCATCCAGGCGACGTACGTGAGCGACCTCATCCAGCTGTCGGTGGCGAAGGCCGTCCAGCGGGCAGTAGTGGGCGAGACCCCGGCCGACATGGACGCGACCCTCGCCCGCACCGTGGTCCAGGCCTCGCTCGACGAGATGCGGGCGATCGGTGCCATCGCGCCTTCGGCTGGTGCCCCTCCGGGGTACCGCCGGCTGAACGTGCGGCTCGCGGGTGGGATCGTCTACGTGGATGTCGACGTGTTCGTGGCCACGATCAACTACTTCGTGAAGATCAAGTTCAACTTCAACCAGGTGGAGGACAGCGCCAGTGGCTAAGATCATGCACGGCGCCCGATGCAAGATCGGGATCGTCGACTCGACCACCGGCCAGGTCCGGTACGTCGGCATCTACAACAACGTCTCGTACTCCGTCAACTACGACGTGCAGCCGGCGTTCATCCTCGGGCGGTTTACTGCGGCGGCGCTGGAGTTCACCGCGGTAGAGCCGGTGTCCGTGACCTGCTCGGGGTGGCGTGTGGTCCGGCACGGTGCGCACGTAGACGGCCGGCTGCCCTCGGTGAAGGACCTGCTGCGGTACGACTACCTGCAGATCGTGCTCTTCGACCGTCAGGAGCTGGTGCCCATCGCCACGATCCGCCAGGTGCGTCCGACCGGCTACTCCTCGTCGCTGACCGCGAGGCAGCTGACGGAAATGACTGTGTCTTACCTTGGAATCCTGTGTGATGACGAGGACGTAGCTAACGACGAAGCTGCTGACGCTGCTTCACTCCCCTAGCCTGGTTCGTTGAAACCTGCTATCCTTGCAGGCATGATCTTCATCAGCCTACTCCTCCACTGCCACAAGACCGGCTCTACCCGTACAGCTCGGTTGAAGTCCTGGCTGAAGAAGGTACTCCACCAGATCCTAACCTCCTTCGAGGACTCTGGCCTGGTCCACTACTCGGGCAACAGCATCTGGGTTGACCGCGAGGTGGCGGCGGAGCGTTCCCGCGAGGCGGCGGAGGCGGATCGGCCGAAGTGGGACGAGTGGGCCCGACGAACCGTATCCACCACCCGCGGGAAGTGACGGATACTGTACTTCGACGACGACGAGCGGACGGCCCTCGACCACTTCAAGGATGCGGGGTGGATCCGTTACAAACCCAACGCAGGGCTAGAGATGAGTCACATACACCCCGGTAACCTACAGATGGTCAAGAAGCTGCTGACAAGGATGGGTCGCCAGAATCCGGGGCGTACCTTGTACGTAGACGCCCGAAACAACCATCGACTCCCCGTGGACCACCGCGGGCGCGTGGATACCAGCTCCCTCGACCAAGAAGCTGTTGCTGACCACTACTGACGGGCGGTGAGCCACTCGGGCGGTGAGGTGTTGGTCCAGCGAGCGGGGCGACCCCGGACATCTTCTAGTTTCGTCACGTAGTAGCGACGGTAAGCCTCGACGGCGTCCGACCCTCGGTAGGCGTCGGGCATGGCTTGCGCGAAAGGGGTCATCCGTGTGTCGACCAGAGGATGATCAGCCAGGGTCGTGATGACGGTCAACGACGCGTGTTCGCGGCCGAAGCGTCGGTGGTACTCGGCGCACAGTTCTAAGCCGTGTGAGACGAGCCAGTTCCGGTTCCCTTCCGTCTCACCAGCCCAGAGGACGCACGGGTGGTGCAAGTGGGTTGGGCGGTAGATACGTCGGTCGCCCAGCAGGCGGACGCCGGACTCGAAGTGGGTGAGTCGCGTGTCCACTACCGACGACAGGATCTGCGCCGTCTCCAGCGCCATCTTGATGACGTGGGCGTCGTGCAGGGCTCGTGCCGCTACTTGCGGTACGGCGTCAACTACGAAGATGTTCATGCCGAGAGTCTAGACGACCGGACTGGACTTAGTCAATCACTAGAGCGCGTACTCTTCGGGCAGCATCCCGTTCTCCAGCTTGCCCCACTCCTCTGCGGTGAGCTTCCCCAACCGAGGCGCGAACAGAGCCCACGATCGGAACTGAGCGATCACGTCTAAAGCCGTGTTCCAGCACTCCCGCTCCATGGGGTGACCACTCCGCGAGAAGTCGAACCCCTCCTTCTGCTCGTACCCTCTGCTGCGGTACAGCAGGTTAGCGATCTCTAGAACCTGCTTCTTGCGCTTCGGAGACAACTTCGCGGTAGTCATAGATCTAGTATAACGGCTATCCTTAGGACATGAACAGTCGATACACACTCGTGGAGACCCGTACTGACGGGAACGCCACATCTTGGATCTACAGGATCTGTACCCCCACTACACCACCACGTAAGCGCCGCCTGACCCGCCTCCTCCCCGTCCTGGCCTTGCTCGGGTGCTTGGCCTGCCCCGCGCACCTGGCGGGTCTGGCGGCCCTGTTCGGGTTGGGGTGGCACTCCGCTACGGATCACCACGACGAGCCCTGGTGGCTGGTCCTGCTGCTCGTGGTGGGGCTGCTCTTGCCCCTCGTCGAGGTCGTGTTCCACCGCCGGCACCGGTGTCACCATGGCCACTGAGAATGTTGATGTGCTCACAACCCTTTCATGCAGTCAGTGTTTTGCTTCGCACCCCGTTCGCGTCCAATACGGATCTGGTGTAGAGGTTAAACCTCTTCTCGGTGTCTGTTCTGTTTGTCGTCAGAGGTAAGAAGCTGTGATCACTTTGAAGCGTGGTCTGCTGCGGATCTGCCAGGACGTCGAGAAGCACACCGACCCGTTCGGGTTCTACTACCCTACGAGGGCTGACCGTGCTCAATAAGGAGGTATGAGATGATCCGTAAACAGAGCGATAAGATAGGGCACAACATCCACGCTTCGCTGGTCAAACTCGGGATCGGTCGGAGGTACTTCGGCGAGTTCCCTTACTTCGAGCGTCCGGTTCTTGAGGAGTGTCTGAGCTTCGTTACGAAGGAGGAGCGAGACCGGATCTACCGAGCGTTCTCTGAGGCCCTGCAGGGGTGGGTCGGGGAGTTCTCGCTGGTCTGTGCGGACGACTTCGGTTCGAAGCCAGCTGGCGACTACCGATTCGATCTGACACTCTCTGTCCGCGCACGCGTCGGTGTGCCGACTACGGCACGGGCTTACGAGATCATGGTCCAGGCGACTGACCAGATCTACTCGAAGATCTGTGATCCAGATGCTTCGTAGCGACGTCTGCCTGGTTACGGGCGGTCGGGACTTCACCGACGAGGACTTCGTCTTCGCAACGCTGGACGCGGTCCACGCCTCTACCGGCTTCAAGATCCTGGTCCACGGGAACGCGAGGGGTCTTGACCGGACGGCTGATCGATGGGCGCTCGATCGTGGTGGCGTCAGGATTCGCAGATACGCCATCTCTCCAGAGGAGTGGGAACGCCAGGGGAAGTCCGCCGGACACCGCCGCAACCGCCAGATGTACGACGAGAACGAACCCGGTATCGTGGTGGTGTTCCCGGGAGGGCGCGGTACAGCCCACGCCGCGGGGATCGCGGAGGGCATCAAGCAGCGGCACCCAGAACTGCTGCTGGTCCGTGCGGACCACGTCTACGAGCAACCTCCACCGGCGCCAGAAGTCTTGTCGCCCATCCGTCACGGGATCTTGAAGGCGACTACCGACGAGGGTAACTGCCGGTGCCAGGGCTTCTACCAGCCCCCGGACTGCCCGATCCACTGCGGAGTCCTCGCGTACTGCGACGGCTCGAACTCCTTGAAGGACGGCTCCGCGGGTCTCGGTGTGGTCCTGTTCTACCGAGATGGCCGCACCGTCAAGATCGCCGACGCGTGTGGACCAGGAACGAACAATTACGCGGAGCTCAGTGCCATCCATCGTGCCCTCAGGGAGGTGGCACCAACCCATCCCCTTCTCATCCGCACAGACTCGGAGTGGTCTATCGGTGCGCTGACCAAGGACTGGGCCGTCTCGAAGAACCTGGAGCTGATCGGCAAGATCCGCACTCTCATGATCGGACGCCAGGTCACCTTCGAGCACGTCAAGGGTCATGCCGGAGAGCCCGGGAACGAAGCAGCTGACCGCCTGGCCCACGAGGGGCGGATGAAGGACCAGCTCCACGCGGAGTTCGCGAAGATCTGTGCGGCTGAGGCCCGAGACATCGCGGAGTGGAACCCGGAGGAGGTACGGTTGAACCTGGACTGCCGCCGCTCCTTCAACTTAGAGACGTGTCATCCTGCAGCTATCCAAGGGATGGTAGAGATACAGGTCCTCGGCCAGAGGTTCCTCGATGGGGAGCATCTTCGCCTAGCGGCCCTGGCCGACCGACGATTCTCGAAGAAGAAGGAGTAAGGCGTGGACGACAACCTCAAGCATTTTCTGGAGATGATCACGTGTCTCCTGTTCATCGCGTTCATCCATTGGACACGGACACGGAGGGATTGAATGAACTCGTGGGAGGAGTTCTTCGACGCCGAAGCAGTCAAGCCGTACATGGCCCAGCTGCGCGAGTTCCTGCGGGAGGAGCGACGAGACCAGGTCGTCTATCCCGCCGAGAGCCAGGTCCTGCGCGCCTTCGCCGAGACCCCGCTCGACCAGGTCCGGGTCGTCATCCTGGGTCAGGACCCGTACTTCGCACCGCCGATCTCACCAGCTTGTGGGTTGGCCTTTGCGGTCTCGCCCGGGATGCCGCTGCAGCGTTCCCTCCGGACCATCCTCGACGAGATGAGTTCCGACCTCGGTCACCACTCAATCATCGCCGCAGACGGTTCGATCGGTGACTTCGCCTCGCTGGCAGCGCGGGGTGCCCTGCTCCTCAACCGCATCCTGACCGTCCGTGCCGGCACGCCCAAGTCCCATGCCGGCAAGGGTTGGGAGACCTTCACCCGTGCGGCGCTGGAGCTTGTGGCGGCCCAGCCACGCCAGATCGGTTTCCTGCTCATGGGTGGCGACGCCCACAGGGCCGTCGAGGGCATCGACCTCTCGCGCCACGCGGTGGTGAAGACCCCGCACCCGGCTTGCCGCCCTCCGCTATCGTTCCGTGGTAGTCGGCCGTTCTCGCGGCTGAACGCGATAGTCGAACAACCCTTCGACTGGAGGCTGACGTGAACCAGGATACTCAGAAGAAGACTTACGAGAAGGTCGCCGTACTCGGTGTGAAGCGCGAAGAGGGCTACCCCTACTTCCTGCGGGGCTCTGACGTGTACCGGACCG